GTGCCCACTAAGAGCCTACGTGAACTATCCACGCGGAAGGCTTCAGATGGATTTCTAAAGATCATGTTGTTAGATGGATCAATAAAAATATCTCCCAACTGCGTGCTGGAGTTGAAAAACTCTACGGAACCCCCGCTTCCTGATGCTCCTGCCAGCCTCATTTCTGCATAACCGCTTGATGCGGATACATGCAATTCTGTCCCAGGGCTCGTAGTGCCAATCCCTACGTTGCCTGACGCCGCAAAACAGACCTTTGGCGCAGCAGCAGTGCCAAAAATTAAGTTCCAACCGCCAGTAGCATAGTCAATAAAGCGGTTTGGCGAACTTTCGCTTATTGCCATCCCTTGAATTGATCCATTAAACATATTAATTTGAGTGCGCCCATCGCTGGTCATAATTAGATTATCAACTATGCCTGTCGCTGTTGATCTAGTTCCTATTGCAAATTGCCAGCCACCGTCTGTCCCACCTACTAAACGATTGTTGATTGGTGAGCTGCCCCCAACCAATAGTTGCACAGTACCATTAGCGTTAAGGTCAGTGCCTGCGCCAAAAGTTGTTGTTCCGTTTGCATGGAGAGTGGATACAGGCGCAGAAGTCCCTATGCCTACGTTGCCTGAGGAATCTATACGCAATCTTTCTGTACTACCAGCACCAATAATGACGGTATCAGATAGACCGGCAGTACCAGCAATGTTGCCGATGATGGTGTTATTGGAGCCGGTGGTTAAAGAATAACCTGCGACATATCCTAGAGCAGTATTGGTGCTGCCAGTGGTGTTGCTGTAAAGAGCCTGTGCACCATGGCCAGCGTTATAACTGCCAGTGGTGTTGTTGTAAAGGGCGTTTAGACCATCACCTATATTGTAAGCACCAATGGTGTTGTTGTAAAGAGTATTTTGACCAATAGCCGTATTGGCATCGCCAGTGGTGTTGTTGGCAAGGGCTTGCGTACCCTGAGCAGTGTTGCTGCCGCCAGTGGTGTTGGAGAAAAGGGCGGTTATACCATGAGCAGTGTTATAACTACCAGTAATGTTGGAATTCAGCGCCCCACTACCTACTGCTGTATTCGTGCTAATTGCTCCAGCACCACGTCCAACGCGCACTCCATAGATGTACGCATCACCCGTATCAACTGTCAGCGCACCAGTTGCATCAATGTAGAGACGGCGAGCACCATTAGTTGAGATGGCTAGTTGGTCTGCGCCGGGTGAAAATACTCCAGTATTTGGGTCGCCTGTTGGCGTAATTGAGGGGAGTGCTGCCGTACCTAAGGCGAAAACTCCTGATGTAATTGTTGCAGTTCCGATGGTTGCAGCAGCACCTGAAACAGTGGTGGTAAATACACCAGAAGAAAAATTAGCAGTGGTTCCTGTTACCGTGGCTCCGGAAACTAACGTACCCCCTTGAATAACAGCTCCGGAAATAGTTCCAGTAACTGTTAAATCTCCTGAGGTAGACGAAACAATACCTGAAACGGTAATTGTTTGATCAACGCCACCGTTAGTAAAAATAATGTTATCAACTTTAAGACTGCCGTAAGCCATGATCTTTGTTACTTTTTCTTTATTTTAACTGACAGAATTAAGGAAGGATGGTAATTGTTCCACGAATGATCAATCCTGCATCACCAGAAATTACACCGGACGAAATAAGAGCGGGTGTAGCACCAGAGGGGGCGGTAAAGACGCCACTTACACTGGTTGTATTTGAAAATAACGCTGTACTACCTGTAATTGTTGCCCCTGATACTTGAGTAGTAAAGACACCTGAAACAAAATTAGCCGTGGTACCACTAATGGTTGTTCCTGTGATCGTTGTAAACCCAGCGCCCGCGCCAGTGATGGTAATAAATTGGCCAGTTGTGCCTGTAATTGTTTGCCCACTGATTGTGCCACTGATGTTAACGCCAGAACTAAAGTAGCCTGAACCAAGAACAGTAAGATCACCACTGATTGTGACACTAGCAAAAGCTAAATTTGCGACACTTAAGTTTTGAAATACCCCAGAAAGGAATTGTGCACTTTGCCCTGTGACGGTAGCACCTGATATTTGATCAGTAAATACTCCAGAAATACCATTGATTGTGGATGCGTTAATCGTGTTACCAGTAATAGTGGCGCCACTGAGTTGGGTTGTGTAAATACCGGAAATCCCGGTAATTGTAGAAAACTGTCCGACATTTCCTGTAACTGTTGTACCAGATAACTGAGAAGTAAAAACACCTGATTGAAAATTTGCCGTAGTTCCTGTTACTGTGGTCCCGGTAATTGTCGTAAATCCTGCAGTACCACCTGTAAGAGTTATAAATTGTCCGCTATTACCAGTAACTGTTGCTCCTGAAAGGAACGTAGTGAAGACACCCGATTGAAAATTTGCAGTTGTACCAGTGACCGTGGTACCAGTGACAGTAGTAAAACCAGCGGAATTACCGGTGATATTTGCACCGGAAACCTGGGAAGTAAATACACCACTTAATCCGTTTAAAGATGTGAAAAGTGCTGTCCCACCTGTTATCGTTGTGCCGTTTAAATTATTAAAAACACCAGAAGTGAATTGAGCAGTGGTTCCTGTAACGGTTACTCCACTGATAGTACCTGTAACACTGATTCCGGATGCAAAAAATCCAGAGCCGCTTACGAAAAGGTTTCCTGAAACCGTGTGATTCCCTGTTGTGGTGTGACTACCTGCAATTAAAGTTTGGAATGTCCCTGTCGTGAAGTTGGCGTTTGTTCCGGTGACGGTGGCCCCAGAAAGATTAGAGGTGAAGGTGCCAGAGACTCCGGTAATGTTTGCGAATTGACCGGTATTTCCAGTGATTGTGTTGCCTGTTACCGTAGTGAAGCCTGCAGTGCCTCCAGTAATTGTGGTGAATTGCGCCAGATTTCCGGTAACGGTTGCGCCTGAAACCTGAGAGGTGAAGACACCAGAAACGCCTGTGATGGTGGTGGCACGGATTGTGTTACCGGTAACTACAGCCCCAGATACTTGCGTTGTGAAAACACCGTTGTTTCCTGTAACAGTAGTGAATTGAGCCGTATTACCAGTAATAGTTGAGCCGCTAACTGTGCCAGAGGTCGTTAAATTGTTTTGTACAATGACACCACTAAAGGTGGAAAGACCTGAAGTCGTGAGCGTAAAAAGATTTGTATTGCTATAAACTTCAAAATCACCAGTGACTGTTAAGTTGCCTAGGACAACGTCACCACTCAGGTTTAAATAGTATTGATCCAGATAATTTCTGAACTCAGTAAAAGTTATTTTCTTGTTACGCAGCGCAGGATCCACCTCAAAGACGTGGACCAACGTAAGCAGATCCTCTTCGTCAACTTGGGTTCCGTCAAGTGCCGGAAACTCTGAGATTCTCCTATTGGACACTTCGTATGCGCTAGTCTATAAAATGAATTATAGTCGCAATGTGCCTAACCTACTTTGATCGAATTTCAATTCGAGGCAGCACATCTGCAGCAAAATTCCAGGCAGCTTGAACACCTGTAACTAAGCCGCAAGAAATAACAAAAACAACAATTAACTCTGCGACCGTCAAATTACGGCGTACATAAACAACCTGAGGTTGCAATGCAGGAAACGGAATTTGAGAACTGGCTGGAGCCTCTGGTTGAACAGTGGGATAGTCCTTTGTTTCTTGGGGAACAGCCTGTTGTTGAACCATGGTCATCCGAATGGCCTCTTCCCGCGCCCGTGCTTTCATCATCTCCAGAAGCTCGGGGGTTATTCCACCAGGAATTGGGACGTTCTGAGGAGGAGTACTGGAAGGAACCTGATCTTCCATGGTGATGCAAAATGTTTCCACACACACTAGCATCTAAACAAACTAGTTGGCACGATGTCTGCATTTGGTATTCGAAAAGGTTTAGAAGATATTGCTCATGAGTTAAAGGGTGTGCGAAACATCCTTGCTTCTATGTGGCATAGCAGGTATCAAACCCAAGAAACTGACAAGTTAAATCCACAAGCTTTTGCGGATGAGTACATTTCTACTGAAGAGTGTGCTCGAAGGTTGACTGTGTCGGATCAAACAATCAGAAATTGGATTGCTGTTGGCCGTAAACAGCCCACAAAAGGTTGGACTGAAGGTATTCATTATGTTAACGTCTCGCCAGATCCTAATAAAAAAGCGGTGATTCGAGTTCCATGGAACTATTTAGTCATGTCTTTTTCAAAAAATAAAGATATTGATTTATCTGATTTTTACGGAACTCGCTACAGAAGCACCCAGGAGAAACTCGAATGATTCCAAATCGTTTCCGGGGATTAGATCTGCCCTCCATCACAGTCAAAGCTTGTTTTGATGTTTTACCAGAATCTTTATTTAAGCAAGTAGAAGAATTTCTTCCTCCATTCGGATCGTTTGATGACGGATGTCTTCGTCGTTATCTGGAAAACGTGCAAAATTATGAAGAGGAAGATGCTAATTCAGGGATGACTTTAGCCAATAGGTTGCGATTGGCTTTTGTTGACCTGACTCCTGATACCATCTGTGGTAAATTTCCACAAGCTGAACTCCCTCTTAAACGTCGGCTTCGTTGCGTAGCCGAATATCTTATTCGCTCTGGTGAGTTTGATAAACTTCGCGATGAAAACGGTAAACTTGTCAAGAAACGCGGTAATCTTGGCAAGTTAGTTGTCATTTACAAACCGCTACCTAAACTTTTAGAGTCCCTTGTTCGCCAAGGTTTAATTGAAAATGGAACGTCGAGAGAATCTAATTCGAGCAACGCTGCAAAATGACGTTGACGAAGCCAAGGTAAAAATTCTCAACCAGACGGTTGATTTTATTCTTGGTGATATGGGATCTATGTACTATAAATTCTGGGCGGCAGAAGGGCCTGGGGTTATGTGCTTCCAGCCCCAGCAAGCACGCTCAATTGTCTATATGACTCTTGAAGAATTGAACCATGCAAAAGAAGAGTTTGAGAAAGAAAATAACCATGATCTTGTTGAAACGTTTCGCCGCATATTAGAGGCTGCACAAAAGGTTAATCCAGAAGAAAAAGCAGCTTACCTAATTAATGATGAAAAGGGAATGCGATACCTGGAAGTTGATTACAACAAAATTGCAGATTCAAAATGACAATTAGACGAGTCACGGGTAAACGCGAAGATCTTGAATTAATTACTTCATCAGAGTTGATACAAGCAGCAAATGCTGTAATGGGAAATATTGATTTAGATCCTGCAAGCTCCAAAACCGCACAGAATTTTATCCAGGCAAGTGAGTTTTTTACTCCTCAAGATGATGGGTTAAATTGCCAACAGTGGTTTGGACGAGTTTATTTATTTCCTCCGAGCGGTTGTTATTACTTTGATAAACGTTTAGATAAATGGCGGATGACCAGGGCTTCTTCCCCGACTTTAGTGTCGTCTCATGCGGTGTGGTTTCGTCAACTTTATAAAAAATGGTTGGCAGATGAAGTGGCGCAAGCAATCTATTTCAGTAATTGCCCTGACATGATTCGTTACGAACAGAAAATCTTTGACTTTCCCATTTGTTTTTTAAATACTATTCCACGTTTAATTAAAAACACAAGTGAAGGCATCGGAGAGCATAGGACCTGCAGCTCTTTTGTGGTTTATCTTCAACCCAAGACAAACTCTGGTGAGGCAACATTGAATTTTGTAGATATGTACCAGCAATTTGGCCGGGTGGTCTACTGAGTTGGGTATAGTAAAAAACGAATCACAAGGCTTATGAGCATTCTTTGCGACACCGAGATCAAGCAACTGGTACTGGAAAAGGGGATGATTGAACCTTTTCAGCAAAAACTGGTTACTGAAAAGAATGGAGAAAAAGTATTGAGCTATGGCCTTAGCTCATATGGATATGACATTCGTCTTTCACCTAAGCAGTGTTTAATTTTTGGACGCATCCAAGAGGGTGTATCGGACCCTAAAGATTTCAACCCAAAAATTCTTAGTAGTGCTGAATTAATGGTTGATGAGCGGGGTGAATATTTCTTGTTGCCACCTTATGGTTACTGCCTGGCAGTTGCTGAAGAGCGGCTTAAATTGCCCCAGGATGTAATGGTAATCGCAATGGGTAAAAGTACTTATGCCCGTTCAGGTATTATTGCAAACATTACTCCAGCTGAAGCTGGGTGGGAGGGTTATCTCACGCTTGAGATCAGTAATGCTACTGGATTGTTTAATCGTATCTACGCAAACGAAGGGATTATTCAACTGCTGTTTCTTCGTGGAAACCCCTGTGAGACCACTTACAAGGATCGGAAGGGTAAGTATCAAAACCAGGCCCAGGAAGTCGTTTACTCGCGGGCATAGACATGAATCGTAACGATCTAGAGCAGAGGTTTGACATCTTGGAACTTTTAGAAAAACAGATTGTTTTTCTTGAGAATGAAGAACTCTCCTCTGCTCTTTCGCGCTTTAAGTCTGAAAACACACAATGGGTTTTAAATACGGTCCAGGAAATGCTGGAGCAGTTACAAAACGCTTTAGATCTAGAGGATTTTAGTCAAACTTGGCAGTGATTAAAAACCACCAAAACCATAAAAAGTTCCCGAGAACGGCTTAGGTTTTTTTGCATACCCAACACTGCCTACCGTGCCATACTCATCGCCCAAGCTGGGGGTTTGAACACCTTGGATAACAGCTTCCGACTTGGGTGTTTTTCCTCGAATTGTTGGCTCATCAATTAAAGCACTTTGCTTAAACTTGTTTGCACTTTTTGCAGCTGCAAAAAACTTTTTAATACGTCCTTGGTTATCGTTAATATCCTCTACACCGGAGCGATCTTCTTCTGTAACACGGCGCATGTCAGTGTCGTACTGACGTTCTGGTGTTAAATCAGTTACCTCAGATCCAGAGCTACCAGAGTCCTGGCGGGGATCATAACCTGGGGCGAAAAATCTTGGCATGTTAACATTGTAATCGAGATAAATCAGACCCAGATATTCCCATGATGCACGACGCAGCGGGGTTTTTAGACAGTTTTGTCAAGGACGAAATCAAGAGCCGGTGTTTATCTGAAGAAGATTTTGGTCAACCCCTCGATAACGAGGAAAATGATGTACCCTTGAATGACATGTACAACCGGGGTTTATCGGTATGTCAAGCAGGGAACGAAAGACAGAACCTTTCATTATCGGAGGGTCGTCCGGGACTGACGGGTTACATTCCTTCGATGGAGGATGGATCGGCTCAGGGAGCCAATCCGAGACCGAGAGCTTTAGTTATGGAGTTAGAGACGGTTCCGTCGAGCGAGAAGGAGCTATCCGAGAAAAGGCGTGGTTTGCGCCGGTAGAAGAGGACGGTTGTAAAGACGGAGTGTGCCCGGTTCCCTGGATGGCGGGGACCTTTCTGGAGCAAGATAGAAATTCAAACTTCCCTTCTGAAAATACTGTTTTTACCGTTCCAGGTCGTCCAAATTTTCTTGAAGATCTGGTAAACCATCCTTCCCATTACATTGATAGCGGGATTGAGTGTATTGAGGCGATCGAAGCCCAGCTAACTCCAGAAGAATTTCGAGGCTATGCAAAGGGGAATATTGCCAAGTATGTTTGGCGCGAGCAGCATAAAGGTGGGACAGAATCACTGAAGAAGGCAAGGTGGTATTTAGATCGTTTAATTGTTTTTGACGAAAGTCAGAACGGCTGAAGTTCTCCATCCTCTTCGTCGTCGCTGTCTTCGTAAAATGCACAGGCAGCGGCGAGTTCTTCTAGCTCAAGATCAGTAGGAATATCAAAATCTAATTGAATATTTTCATCGGCTAAGATTTCTTTTACGGCCTGCCACTCCATTAAACGTTGTCGATAAAGATTTAAAAGCGTTGTGTAGAGTTGATCCCAGGTCATCTCTTGTGCTACCACTTCTGCTTTTCGCATTGAAAATTGAAGTTCCAAGGGCAGTTCAAATTCCCGTGGTTCCACTGATCTCTCCATTGCGTTTTTCATGGTTTCGATGAGACTATTTTAATCCTAGAGGACGAAGAACGATTCAACCTCTTCTGATTCTTGCATACGCCAAGGATCTTCGTGGATCTCAAAGCTATTGGCAAATTCAGCGAGAAGATAAGGATTGATATTTTCTTCAAGTTGACGAAGAGCTTGTATTTGATGTGGCATTGCAGTGTAGCTGCGGAACGCTGTTATCAAAACTTCTGTCGAGAACCAGGGAATATCATTTTTTTCTCTTAGTATCATTTCTACTTCTTCCCTACGCCTATCAATTAATCCTCCAATAACTCGATGATCTTCGTCAAAGATCCAATGCGTCATTTCTTCGGCTACACCTGCCCAGTCATCGTTGTGCAAACAGTCAACAATTGTGCTATACAAAAATGGTTTCCAGCCAATCGAGTGAATGAAGGAGATTAAGCCCTGTTCTGCCACTCCCTCTAAGTAAAGATTAATTTCAGCAAGTAAACCATGAATTGCTTGGGTTTCACAAAATAGATACTCCAGTGCCTTCTCTCTGGTACACCACTGACCTTGCTTTACAGGAGATCCGTCTGGATAATATTGTGTGCCATGACCAATTGAAAAGACTCCATTGTCATCAGCGGGAAATGCCCTTTCGCTAAAGCCTTCGTATTTACGAATTAAAGCAACAGCTTCCCGCAAATCGGACATGGGAGTACAACAAGTACTCCCATATTACACATATTACAAATACATTTGTTACCGTCCTTGGCCGCGTGTTTTCTTTCGCCCGTGGTTCGAAAGACTATTTTGGCCTTGTCCTTGACGTGTTTTCTTAGGCTTGGACTCAAGCTTGAGAGTTAAGACTGCTTTAGGTTTTGCCATGCCATTGATTGAGTGATGAGCGTCACCACTTTACACTATTTACCACTTCGTTTTATGGGACTAGTAGCGTGCTGACATTTTGTCGGGATTCGAATCTTGGGCATTATGCCTGGCGTAATAAGATTTTTTTCTTGCTTTGTCTTCAGCTGTTTTGTGGTTTATTACACGCCATCTTATCTTTGGCTGGCTTGGCCGCAGATGCTGCTTTTTTTCTTTTGTCAGACATTAGATACCTTTGAATAAAGATGTGAATTCACCGAGGAATGATTTAGCTGCATCCGATTTTTCCGGTTGATCTTCATCATCGTCTTCACCAATTTTAAAGTAACTTGTATAAAAATCTTTAGCACTTTCTTTGGCGGTTTCCTTGTCTTGGTCTTGTTTATTTTCAGGAAAGAAACTTTCAATAGTTCCAAGGGATGCAAATGGATCACTAAGATCTAAACCGTAAGATTTTAATGCCGTATCTTGTCCGGCTTTTGTCAGTAACGTTTGCTCACTTCTATCTAAGTCTGGGAACATATTTTCGTAAAATTCATCTTCTGTGCCTTGATATCCTGATTTCTGAAAAATAGAATAAAGTTGAGTGGTGGGCTTTGCCATCTCATCTTTATAATCTTCCGGCCTATCAATATAAGTAACACCAAGAATTTCTTGAGTTGGCTTTTGACGCTTTTCGTTGAGATATTTAATCTGTTCGCGAATCTCTTGTGCAGAACCCCCACGTAAAGCTTCAATAATATATTCTTTCAGATCATCAATAGTACCTTCAAACTCAGTAAGTCCATAACGTTGTAAAACTTCTTTCCAGGCTTCAGGTGTCTTGGCAGGATCCAAACCCCTGAGCATTTCATCTGCAAATTCTTCTGGTTTAATAAAAGTACCAAAGACTGCATCTAGTTTTTTAGTTTCTTTTTCAAGTACAGGCAAGACAGTGCTGAAAATATAATCTTTAACTTTGCCTGCATTAACAATGTCATCTGCAGCGTCATATCCTTTACCCTGACCTTTTACTTCAAAGTGCATTCTTGCAAATGCAGCTTTATTATTTATGTCAATACCAAAGCGATATGCTTGCGAATTCCAATAACTATCTCCATTTTTTGCGGCTTCCCAATCTTTTTCAACTGTTTCTTTTTGCTCTTGATACTCATTGATCCGAGAGACGTCTCCTGTTGGAGCGAAATAAAAATTAGGATCAAAGCTCCTGGCATCTTGCTGTTGAATATCGTCTAAATACTTTTTACTATATAAAGTTGAAAGTGATTTCAAAGCGTCATAAGAGTCTTGTGTTTGAAACGGGTTTTGCTCTTCTTGGCGGATGTCTAGATACTCAACAAATTCATCCATGGAGCGAGCAGTATTAAATCTTGGCATTAAATATTCATCAATATAATCGCGAGCAAACTGAGCTTCAATATTCATTATTTCAGTTTTATCTGCCGTGCTATAAGAGAGCGCAACACCTCTATCTTTGGTTTGATCTATTGTTTTAATATCAGCCTCAATACGGGAGAGCACAGGGATTAAAACACTATTGGAAGTTTCTCCAGGGTCTCCTTTTATAATGTCAAGAATTTTAAGTCCTTCTTCACCTTGTTTTTCCAGAAAGGCAATTAAATCTGTTGAAGAAGCAAACCCGGCTGATTTTAAAAAGTCGTTATCAAATTGATTAGTTTCAGCATTAAAAGGTTTTTGAGTTAATTCTGAGGATGTAAATGCTTTGATGATGTCTTTCTTTTCTTCTAGTGGTTCAAATTCTGCATAGTCAATACCATACTTTTCTTTGATAGATTTATCAAACCATTGTTGCCAATTATAGATAACATTATTTCGCATGCCAGTTACATTTTGCAAGGCCCCCATAAGACTTTCTTCTGCTTTACCAGCGGATGTGATAGATAGTATGCCGCCGACTCCTGAGTCGCCCAAGATTGAATTAGAGAGTTCTTTATTAAGATCCATAACTTCTGCAAATCCACTAAAGCCTCTATAAAAGGCCATTGCTTCTTGTTCGCCTTTTACTTTTTTCATTTGAGCAATAGTATCTTTCAGGATAGCTTGATTTAAACCAGCAAATTTTTTAACATCTATTTCTGCCTTGGCACCAATAGCATCATTTAAAGCCTGCTCCATTTCTGTAATACCACTCCCTGCATTAACGTTGTAGTTCAATGCAATTTGTTTGTCTTCAGGCCTTTCGGACAGACGGAAAAGAACAGCAAATTCTTCTGGTTTGCTTGGGTCAAGATATTTTTCTTTCGCTAACGCGCTCCAGTAAGGATCTCCATTGCGAGCTTTTGTCCACTCGTTAGAAACTTCTGTGATATTTAAAAGTCTTTGTGTAATTGTGTCTTGATCAATACCTAATTGAAGATCACGTATTTGTTGCAGCTCGGCGTCTGTTACCTCTTGTTCTATATATTGGTTTGCACGCGCAGTATCTTCTTCTTTGTTTCCTCGTAAACCTTGAGCTTTACCTGTAGAACCATAGTGTTGCAAATAGAAATTGTTTTCACCATATCGTTCGGTGATATCAATGTCATCTGCGGCTACTGCGTTTTTCCAGGCTTCATTTACAGTCGTATTTTGAGTTTTGTAATAGTTCGGATCAAAAGTCCCATAGGGAGGTTGGACTCCTAACTTCGCATCCCAAGGAACCAATTTTTCTGTTTGATAAAAAAGTTTATATTGAGCCTGGATTGAATCAACAATTTCCTTTGCCTCCGTGAGTGGCATACCAGCAGCTGTTAAATCGGCTACGGTAATTTGATCTCGTTGCTTTACATAGTCTCCTCCTTGAGTAGTGGAAGCTAGTGAAACTGTTTTGGAATACTCGTTATTAATTGCAGTATTTTGCGTGTTTAAAGTTAAATTATCTGCGTTTAACTGTGTATTTTTTTGGTTTAAGGCCAGGGCTTGATTGTTTAGTGTATTATTTGTTTGGTTTAACTGCACATTAGATGAATTTGTTGTGGCATTTTGCGAATTTAACGCTTGGTTTTTTTGTTGTGTTTGTTGAATTCCAATATTTGCATTAGCATTATTTACGTTTGTTTGATAGTTTTGATTATTTAAAATTGTGTTATCTTGATTTTTTTTTGCATTTGCTGCATTGGTTGCCGTGTTGGTTTTATTTGTATCTTCGTTGCTGCTTAAAGTTGACTGAACTGGAGTTATTTTATCCCAAGCACCAAATCCCCAGATTTGTCCATTTGTTTGTTTCAGTATGCTTTGTGGTGTTGAATTTTTGTCAACAGTTACAGGATCATACCATTTTTTAGGCGTGGTTCTAACATCTACAATTACTTCTCTAAATTGAGCTTTACTAGTTTGCCTTAATTGAGTATCTACATAAAGAGTTTGAGTAGTGGGCGCGTTAACAGGAAAGTCAGTACGTGCATTAACAGGATAGTCAAAAGGGAGATTTGTAGGCAGCAGCGAAGGTATTGGATAATCTGTTTTTAAACTTGTCGGATTATTTGTGGACCTAGATGTATCATTATCAATTTTAAAATTGGTTTGATAATTTATTTTTTCATTATTTACAACCCATTTACGAGTCGCTGCATCGTAACGAATAGCCATTATTTACAAACCTTTTTTACTATCCTACCAAGGATCAAACTGCAAACTCTGGTTGCATAGAAAAACGATCTTGCTGAAATAAATCAATTATCTCCTGGCACGCCCAGGCCTTAATTTTTTTTAGTTGCATCTCATCAAAGAATTCTTGCTGGGGATACCAGTCTTCCATCTTGGTGCTGGCCTTGTTTGAATTACAGGTTCTACAAGCAGGTATTAAATTATTTCGATTATTAGAACCTGATTTAAACCTTGGGATAATGTGATCCAAGCTTGTGGCTTCAGCTTGGCAATAAGCACACTTGTGGTCCCAGGAGTCATAGATAGATTGGCGGTATCGTTTCTTTGCAAGTTTTGGAGTTAATTCAAGAAGGAGGGAGAGGGGCTCTTGCTCACAGTTGAACATGCTCGTGCTTTGCCGTTAACCTATTTTAATTCGACCTATGTGTATCAGAACGTAACAAAAAGATAAAGCTAACCTTAAGAGGGTTGCTTGCCCGTGGTAACCAGGTATCCTACCAGGGTACACGTCTTTATTCATCATGACTAAAACCAACGGGTGGGTCTCTGCTCAAAGAGCAGGAGAACTTCTTGGTATTGATCGTAAGACTCTCTTTCAGTACCGCGACAACGGTGCCCTGAAGCTCGGTCCTCACTTCGCTGCTTTTCCTGAAACCCGCTCACGGGATAGTTACAGGTGGAACGTTTCTGCTGTCAGGAAACAGTTGCAAAAACGCGAGAGGATGGCTGCTGTTTCCTGATGGAACGGGCGTAGTTTTTACGGATGCGATGAGCTAATAACAAATCAGTGATGTTTAAACGCACATCCTGATAAGCAATTGCTCGATACAGGGAAAACGAAAGAAACTCCCAACAGTCTTGCATTTTGTAAGGCTGTTTTTCTTTGAGTTTAAAAAGCAAAACCCACTGTGGGTGCAGTGGATAAATTAAACGTTTTTTAGTAGAGATGCAAATAGAATCTAACGGACCCCAATTAAAATTAATTAACTCATCAGGTCTTAATCCATAAGTTGCAACCATTGCATAGAGCCAGGCTGCATCTTTTGTTTTCTTATGAGTAACTAGTTGAAAGTATTCATCAACAATACGTTGATCAATAGGAGGTTGATGATTCATGGGGTATATGCAATTCCGTTTTTATCAAACATGGTAAAATTTTCAATCAAAATACGATCTGTCGCAAAATTAAATAATCTTTGTAGCATTGGGAAAATCATTGGTGACTGGCAGTTATAGGGAGGTACATCCATTTTTGCTAATGAATTTCTTACCTGCCTAAAATTTTTAATATTCTGTTGTTCTTTTTCCATCTTGTCAACAAGTGTTTGTTCCCATTCCGCCATACTGCCTGCTTCTGCTGGAAAATCTGAAGGCTCCGGTGGAAATACACGATCTCTAAAGCGTAATGCATAGATATGTTTGCAATACCTTAATTCATCTAACAACGGTGTCCAGCTGTCATCAACAGCTGTGATTGTAATTTGTGATATTGAGTTTACGTCTGTGCTTAAAGTCACAGAAGAATAATCGTTATAGCCGGGTAGTCCTTCCGCTTTTGAACCTGTAGTTGCAATATCAGATGTGCTACGCAAGTAAGTAGATCCAAATTCCCGGTAAACACCTGGATTATCTCTAGTAGCTTTTCGATTGCTTATGGTGCTGTCACTAACTTCGTAATCAAGGCCGAAGCCTTCTGGTGAAGTAATTTCCAAAGAACGATCCTGCCCTGATTTGGTCATGGCATTATTGTCCAAAATACCATCTCGTTTTGTCAATTCAAAGCGACCTGGTTTTATGCTGGAAAGTTTATTTCGTGGGAATTGTTTTTTATTGTTGTTTGTTGCGCCTCCCAGAAAAGAATAATCACGACGTGTGAAATCCTGACAAGTACAAGAGTAACGTGCTCCCGTTACCAAATAGCGACCAGGGGTAAATCCAATAGGAGAGGGTGTAATGAAAACAGCATCTGATGTAACTTGCACAGAGCCTGCTTTTTTAAAAGTAAGAATTCCTGTCTCTTGATTAATATCCACAACCACAGCCTGGACATATCCATACCTACGTTGTGTGTCGGGGTTAATGGTTTCTTTATCAATAATCGGTCCGTCTACATCAATGATACGGTCTTCAAAGATTTCTGTATTAGCTGGTTTTAATCCATTCGGCTCCCCTGGAACTGGAATATAAAAAGGTGAAGGAAGCACATTGATAGCATCCCACGTTCCAGCAAGTTTTACATACCAATAATTAACGTCTTCTGTTACGGTTTCAATATAAAGTTTTTGCCCACTAACAGAATCAGTGAGTTTATCGCAACGCACGGAACCTGCATATCTCCAGATAGCCCAGTGCATCCCTAGTTCTTTGCTTGCTGTCGGGTAACCAACAAAAGCACCTGAGATTACAGGTGAAGGATTTCCGGCTGACGTTGCATTGGGTATATCGTAACGAAAATTATAAGTGTAATCCTTGTCATATGTTGTTGCCGTAGCTAATTCATAACCACGTCTCCAGCGAGACCAGGCAGATTCTCTGTTTACTGAATACAAAGAATCAGGTATAGACCCACGAGAAAATTCAGTTGTTATTGGTTTTACACCAGCGGGCGCAGTAATCTCAATCTGATTAAAGCCACCAAAAGAGCTTCCACTCTTTTTAGCCATGGTTAGAAGAAACCGCCTTGGGCATAAATATGTGCCCCTGGAATATATCCAGAAATATTAGGACCATCTGGGAATACACCCACGTAAATACGATCGCCCCGTTCCAGCTGAATGCCTCGATTACGCAACGGAGCTCCATCACCTAAACCAGTGGTGTTGCCTGCAGAAACAATCGGAGCGGCTAGTTCAGGTAAAACGTCAGTGCAATCTACTCGCTGCGTGTTTGCTGGAACTTGCTTTGTAAAAAGAACTTTGTAATCACCTGAGGCAGGTACTGGGTTTGTAGTACCACGCGTTTGATAGAAAACAAAAGTTACTTGAGGCTGATCTCCGTAATTAACGCCGTTGTATAGAAAGCCGCTAGAAGTACCCCCCGAGTAAAGAAGCTCTGTATTGACTCCTGTAAGCGTAGTAATTCCGGTGTATGTGTAATAACCAAAGCCACTGGCTGCTGGCGTGGTGACAACACCTGTATTGGAAACAAAAACAACTTGACCACTCGTGAAGGAAACTACGTTACCAGAAGTGCCACTGGAAACTACATAGTCTGCATCGCGGTAATAATCGTTTCGAATGATAGTGACTGAATCAATTACACCACCGCTATTGTTGTCTTCTTCCAGGGATGCGTCCATGTCCACCAAAATGGAAGGAACTTGACCACCTTGAACAAAGATTGTGTTGTTTGCCTGACTGCCTACAATTTGCGTCGTGACTCGTACGGAGTCAAACAACGGGCGGTCAATAAGTAAGGGTTGCTTGTTTGTGGAACTTGACGACATTTGCGATCTCTTTTAAGAAGCCTTGTTCCAGGCCTGGTGGTCTCTTCGTTTTATTTTAATAGAAGCAGACTTTATTTGCTTTAAATCAAAGAAAATCAACCACCAGGGCTCAGGCCAAACTCTGAGCTAATCGCCATAAGATCAGTGAATCCTTTTGGTAATTTTACATTCTCACTAAAAAGATTTCTTGGATCTCTTTGAAGATTTAAAAACCGTTGAAAAGATTCACTGTCCATGGCAGTTTCGGTATTTGGGGTTAACCTAAACCGATTCTTTCCAAACAGTTGGCGATAGTATTCACCAGGGGTATACTTGTCGCCATACTGTGTGTAAGACATCAGAACATTCCTCCAAGGCCACTTAAACCCCCAGTTCCAAAAATATTAGGAACTGTGGGAATAGCATTTTGAAAAATCTGTTCCATTAGCCCTGCTTTTACGGTATCAAGCAATGAAGTTGCCTTCTGCTTACGTAGAGCAGTTGTCAATGCTTCAGCTGAGATCAGTGGAGCACTGGAGACTGATGCCACTTGGGTAGGAGTAGAAGCAGGAGGACGAGCAGCTGCTTGCACTGGAGCAGAACCATAATATTTTTGAAGTTCTGACAGTGCTTTAACAGGCTGTCCGTAATAACTACGTCCACTTTCGGTAGGAAAGGATGCCCATTCAGGTGCTAATGCAGCGGCAACTCGGGTGCTTAAACCTTCTTTTTGTACCGTAGCAAGACCGCCTAGTCCCATTAAACGATTCCTCGCTAATGACAGGGCGGCAATATCCTGTTCTGCAGGACCAAAACCTTTCAAACCTAGACGAGAAGCTTGGCCTTTCCAAGTTCCAGGGAGGAATTGATAGGCTCCTGCAGCTGCACTTGCGTAGCCACCGCGACGTACTACTTGGTCTGGGTGACGTGTCAGATCTGAGAATGTTCCACCACCAAACATGGTTTGATAGCCTTTAGGTCCTGCTGTACCCTCTGCAAACCGAATGGTTTTTAGCAGGCGCTGGCCTTCAGGTGTTTGGCGAAACTTTTCTAAGAACTGACGTTCGTTCATCGGTTGCTCCTTGATTTCAACTTCTGGAGTTCCCTGTACGCAAGACCAGGATTCGCTTGCGCCCACTGCATCAGGGCGTCGTTGTTCATGCCAGCTGCACCCCCAAGCTCTTGAAGCTGTCTCTGTAACTCGCCAGTCTGTTCCATACTCCTACCCAGTTGCTGCTGGCCCTGATAGAAGGAAGGAAGGGAGACACCGGCAGGAGCAGAATACTGCTGAGCAGCGTTAAGGACTTCTTGAGAAAGCGTGCGTTCTTGAACATTGTTACGGAGTGCGGGAACACCGGCCCCATTAGACATTCCACCTGTACCGCCAAAAGAAGGTGCAGGAGAAGTCAGTTGTCCGGCTTGCCGTACAAACCCTCCTCCCAGGCTGGGAGAAGGAAGTGCAGGAGCTGGTGGCGCAAGACCACCAACAGAAGGAACAAAAATATTAGCAGGAGGATTTATTGCTTTTCCTGTTTTGTAGTCGTATTCAATTCCACCGACATTGTAATTTTTTTCAGTCTTACTCAGAGATTGAAGTCGACGACCCATTTCATCCCTGGAGGCGTAACCTAATTGTTGCCAACGGCCTAGGGGATCTTCTGATTGTGGTGTAGATCCCTGCAATTGACTAAGTCCCAAAATCGCACCTGCTGCTGAAGTGG